GACGGCTCGAGGGTGCTGCGCGTCTACACGTTCGGGCCGGACAAGGCAGCGCCGGCGAAGGAGCACGTCGCGTACGACGACAAGGTGGCGGCGCTGCTCGCGGCCGCGCCCGACCTCGTCCGCGTTCTTCTGGAGCATGGCCGAAGCGGCGGCGACGGCGGATGCGAATGCATCGGATGCGGCTGGACCGATCCGCACCCTTGCGATCCTGACTGCGTCGTCGACGCCGCGCTTCGGAAGGCGGGCGCGCGATGACCGTGACGATCGATCTGCCCGCGTGGGCGAAGTGGTCGGCGGAGGAGCTGCGCGGGCGCTTGCTGGTGGCCGTTCAGAGTCGAGGCCTGGGCCTCAGCCGGGAAGGCGTGCTCGACCTCGGCACCGAGCACGAGGGCGCGAACTGGGACGGCCCCGTCTTCTTCGTTCGAAGGCCGCTCCATCCGAGCGTGGTGATGACGCTCGTCGAGGAGGTCATTCAGGACCTTCGCGAGCAGGCGGGGTTCCGCGGGCGCCGGTGCCGCGATGCGCTGGCCACGAGACCGGGAAGGAAGGCAAGGGAGCATGACGATCGATCTCGACGACCTCGAAGCAAAGGCGAAGGCCGCGAAGTGGCGCGACGGCGCGATGGCTGCCGGCGCATACGACGCGTTCCGAGCGGCGGCGTCACCCGAAGCCGTGCTCTGAAGGTGAAGCGATGAGCGCATCGCCGAGCGACGTGCTCGCCGGCTTGAACGGCTGGTACCGGTGGGCGAACTGGGCGGCGCACTTCTTCGTCGACGGGAAGCAGCTCTGCAACACACATCACGGACGCTTCGTCGGCAGCGAGCGTACGGCGCGACGCCCTGACTCCGTTGAGCTCTCCGCTCGCGGCGTCCCGTTCGGAACGGTGTGCAGCAGGTGCCGCAAGCTCGCGGCCGAACGGCATCGATACGATCCGTGGAAGCTTCTCGAGCAGGTTGCCGAGCGTCTCTACGACGGCGCTGACCCGGCCAAGGTGGCAGCGGACATCGGGCGCGCGCTCGATGGGAGGAATCGATGAATAAGAAGCCCCGACGCTTCCGCATCACGCACGGCTCGCAGCTCGGCGCCCTCGCGCTCGACGTCGTCGATGAGAGCACGCGCACATGGGTCGCGCGCAACGGCACCGTGCTGATGTTCATCGCGGGCTGCCTCGAGCGCGCCGTCGCGGATCGCGCGTACTCGCCGGACCCGAACAACAAGCGCGCGAGCGTTGTCTTCGGGATCGTCGAGACCCCCGCGACCGTCCGGCTTCGCTTCCAGGAGATGCTCGAGAAGGCGTATCCGGAGGAGCGCTTCGACGTGCAGCTTGAGCTCAGCGATCGCGCGCCACGCTTCGCTGGGTGACCATACGGCAGAAGGCGTCGTCGATTCCTTCTGCCACGCGGTTGCGAACCGCACGCGAACGCGTACAAAACACGGAAGCCTCGGGGGTTGCCGCCCGCCGAGGCTTCGAACGTCCGAGCTGCCCGCCCGTCTTCGAGGCAAAAAGTACCACGTCTGCCCGCGCTGGTCGCGGACGAACGTGCGGCAACGAAGAGGGCACCACCATGAAGCGTTTCGTCGAGGCCGACGCCGAGCTGGCCGATCACTTCACCGCGTCGATCGGGGTGAAGGCTCAGAGCTACGAACCATCGTCCACGAAGACCCCCGGCGCCGGCGACGCCGATCTCCGCATGTGCGATCCCGCCGCGCGCCGCGCGCTGCAGATGTACGCCGAGGTGGAGGCGACACTCCATCGGGTGGAGCAGGCCGCGCGCGACGTGCTCCGCCGGGTGTACGAGCCGTTCGGGACCGGGTTCGCCAGCCGTCACGCCCGCCGTCCCGAGGACGACGCCCCGGACTTCCTCGCGATGGCGCTCGCGCCGTCCTGGGGCCGCGGCAGCTTCGTCCGACTCGCCGTCGACCAGCGCGCCGTTGCTGCCGCCTTCGCGAAGCGCTGGCCCAAGAAAGACGCCACGCGGGCCGCGCTCATCGACTTCCTGCTGTTCGAGGCCGGCCGCGGGAGCGATGCGAACCCGTTCTTCCGAACCATCCGGGAGGAATGCGAGGCCGTCCGAGCTCGCGCCCTCGCCGCCTACGACGTCGTGCGGGTCGAACGGGTGACCGCCGCGAAAGCCGCCTCTCGCGAGGAGAAGGCCCGCAAGGAGGCCCGCCGCGTCGCCTTCCTCGACGAGCAGCTCGGGAAGAAGCGCGACCGCGAGACCGCCCGCTTCGAGCGGCGCATCCAGAGCGCGTCGTGACGCCCGCGCTCGCCCGGAAGCGGCTCTGGACCGTCCGGGACTTCGCGGAGTTCATGGGGCTGTCGGCGAAGCAGGCGCGCGCCCTCCTCAAGAAGCTGAACGAGGAGGTCGGCGGGATGCTCCTGCGGTCGAGCGGGGGCCGGAAGCCGGAGTACACCCTCTTCCCCGGCAGCCTGAAGAAGGCCTTCCCCGACCTGTTCGTGCGCCTCGAAACGCTCGAAGCGCGGGTCGACCAGATCGAAGAGCGCCAGGAACAGACCCAGCAGGACCTTCGGCGCGTTGCTCAGCAGGTAGGCCAGCTCACGCGGCAGGTGGCGAGGCTTCAGAGCCGGCGCGCCGCCTGAGTCGGCTCTCACGAAGCTGGTCGGCTTGGCACGTGCGGCACCGCGCGTAGTACGTGCCATTCCGGCGCGTGGCCGCGTAGGTGTTCGCTGGCGAGAGCAGATGCCCGCGTGGGCAGTGCGTTCGCTGCACGGGTGGGCACAACCCGGTCGAGGACCTGCGGACGTTTTCCCTGCGCGTCACCAGCGTGAGGTGCGAGGGGTTGCAGCACGCGCGCACGCGGCAGAGGTGATTGATCTCGCGGTCGTTCGGAATGGCGCCGACGAGCCGCTCGAACACGACTCGATGCGTGGCGTCCGACCGTCGCTTCGCCTGGTCGTATACGGTGCCGTACCCGGCTCGCATCCGGCCTCCGACCCAGATCCAGCATCCCGATTCGGCGTGGACCACGATGCGCGACGAAAGCTTCTCGGGGAGGTCGAACGGCGAGTACGGCATATTGTGAAGCAGTAACCACTCGTTTGTGACTGCGCGCAACCCGGCGGGCGAAACTTCGCGCGTCCGACGTCGACCCGAATCGGCCCGGCGACCCCCGTTTACGCGCAAGGGTGAGAGCGCGATCGCGACGCGGTCGTCGGTGCCCTCCGGTGCCGTCGCGGTCGTCCTCTCGAATCTCGGTCTGGGAGGAAGCAGGGAAGCGACCTGCGGAGATCTAGATCGCCGGGTGTGAACGACGGCGTCAACGGAAGGCTCGTTCACAGCGGACACCTAGGAACCGGACAAAATCGACATGGCGGGCCCGAACAAGCCCAAGAGCGGGGCGCGCATCCAGCGCGCCACCTGGGTGGCTCAGGCGGTGGAGCTGGCCATCAAGGGCTGGTCGTATCGCCGGATCGCCGCGCGTGTCGGCAAGGGCAAGAGCGCCGTCGCCGAGGCGCTGCACCAGGAATTCGAGCGCGTTCGGCCGCGGCCTGAGGAGGTCGAGACGCTGCGCAATATCCAGCGAGAGCAGCTGCAGCGGCAGCTCGCTTCGTGGGTGCCCAGGTCGCTGCGAGGCAACAAGGACGCGGCGCTCGTCGTCGCGAGGTTCCTCGACCGCGCGGCGAAGCTGGACGGCCTCGACGCCCCCGATCGTGCCGAGCACACCGGGAAGGACGGCGGGCCGATCGTCACCGCGAACTTCGACCTCTCGCGCCTCTCCGATGAGCAGATCGATCGCCTTGCCGACGGAGACATCTCGATTGTCGCCGGCGCAAGCGGCGGATCTCTTGGCTCACCTGCGGGCGCAGGCGAAGGGGGAGAAGGAACGGCGCCGGCTTGAACGGCTCTGGAAGGGTGACTTCGACTACTTCTGCTCGAAGCTCGACATCGTTCCGAAGAGCGGCGTCCGGCAGAAGTTCGCGCCGAACCCGATCCAGCGTCGATACAACGCTCGGCGGACCGCGCGCGACGTCGTCCTAAAGCCGCGGCAGATCGGTTTCACGACCCTCGAGCTCGCCCGCGACGACTGGACCTTCCTGACCCGTCCGGGTGCCCGCGTCGTCGTCGTCGTCCAGTCGCTCACGGATCACACTCCGCTCAAGCAGGTCAGCGGCGTCATCCGCGTGATGCTCGAGTCGCTGGCGGCCGAGGGCATTCCCCTCTCCTTCCGCACCGAGACGCTCAGCGAATGGGTGCTCGCCGACCGTGAGGCCTCGCTACGCATCGTCGAAGCGGGCGCGAGTGAAGCCGCCGCCGAGAAGAAGGGCCGAAGCGGCACCATCACCCGGCTTCACGTCACGGAAGCCGCGTTCTTCGAGTTCGCCGAGGCGACGTTCAACGCGCTCCTCGAGTGTGTGCCGGGCGCCGAGTTCGGCAGCGAGATTGTCATCGAGAGCACCGCCAACGGCGCGGCGGGCTTCTACTACGAGCACTTCACCGGCGCGAAGACGGGCAGCAGCGGGTTCGCCGCACACTTCTTCCCGTGGTGGGAGCAGCCCGAGTACGCGCTGCCACTCGAGCCGGGCGAGATCATCGAGCCCGCGAACGATCGCGAAGAAGCCGCGGTCGCCGGCGGCGCCACGCCCGAGAACATCAAGTGGTACCGGCGAAAGGTCGCGGAGAAGAAGCGCCAGGACCTCGTCGATCAGGAGTACCCGAGCGATCCCGAGACGTGCTTTATCGCCGCGGGACGCACGTTCTTCGACCGCGATACCACCGTCGCCCTACGTACGCGGACGCGCGAGCCCATCGCCGTTGAGCTTGGCGGCGCGCTCCGGATCTGGAAGCAGCCGGAGCCGCGCAAGCAATACGTCGCCGCCGTCGACACAAGCGAAGGCGTCGGAGGCGACCCTGGCGCGATCGTTGTCTACGAACGCGACACCGGCGAGCACGTCGCCACGTTGCACGGGCAATTTCCCGTCGGCGTTCTTGCCTCGAAAGCCAACGCGGTCGGGCGGAAGTACAACAACGCGCTCGTCGTCGTAGAACGGAACAATCACGGCCACGCGGTGCTGAACGCGCTCGTCGACCCTCCAGCATCGGCCGACCGCAAGCCGTACCCGAACCTCTTTCACGGACCGGACAAGCGCCCGGGCTGGTACTCCACCGAGGTGACGCGGTCGGCCGCGCTCGACAAGCTCGAGGACGCGCACCGAAACGGCGCCTGGTGGACGCCCGACGTTCGCGTCATCAGCGAGATGCTGACTTTCGTGGTCGGCAAGGACGGCAAGGCCGCGGCGACATCTGGCGCGCACGACGACCTGGTGATGGCGACCGCCATCGCGTGGGACGTCGCGTCGCGCCCAATGGGCAGCATCCACTCCGCCGCCGGCAGGGGCGGCACACGATTCGGCGCCGACCGCGGGTACTAACCGATGACCGAAACCGTTCACGCCGCAGAGATCATCAACGCGGCCGCGGAACGGCGCGAGCGCGCGCTGACGAAGCCGAACGCGAGCCGTGGGCGCGTCATCCCCGACCAGACGATCTGGCGGCAGCTCGCACGCGCGCAGGGCGGATTGAACCCGACGACGGTGTCTAGGCGCCTGCGCTGCGCCGATGACGGGACGATGTGGCCCCTCGTCGACCTCGCGAACGAGCTCCGGCAGAAGGACGGCCACCTCCAAGGCATCCTCGAAGCACGCGAGACGGCGGTGCAACGCCTCGGGTGGGACCTTGAGCTTCCCAAGAAGCCGACGAAGGCGGAGAAGAAGGCCGCGGAGTTCGTGCGCGACGCGTTCTCAGACACGATCGCTCCGCTCATCGCGCACTGCAGCTCTTCGCCGTTCTACGGCTACGCGGTCACCGAGACGGTGTGGCGCAAAGCGAGCGGGTACCTGGTGCCCGAGCGCTTCGTGCCCGTGCATCAGCGTCGCTTCGACCGGAAGAGCAGCTCCGTTACGTGGGACGACCACGACGGGATGGTGCCGGTCGACGTCCGCGCGGAGTTCCCTGGCTGCTTCACCGTTTGCCAGCCCCGAGTGAACGGCGACGTCCCCGCGCGCGAAGGCCTCATGCGGGTGCTCGTTTGGCCGGCGCTGTTCCGGAACTGGACGCTGACGGACTGGCTTCGGCTCGGCGAGATCGCGTGGAAGCCGTGGCGGACTGCGCAGTACAAGCGCGAGCTGTTCGCGAACCAGGAGGACATCGACGACCTGGTCAACACGATCGACGCGATGAGCACGAGCGGCACCGCCGTGCTCTCCGACGCCGTCACGCTCGACGTGAAGTGGCCCACCGGACAGAACGGGACGGCTACGCCGCACAAGGACCTCTTCTCGACGATGGCGCGCGAGATGTCGAAGGCCGTGCTCGGGCAGACCGAGACGACCGAGGCATCGCAGAGCAGCGGCTACGCGCAGGGCAAGATCCACTACGAGGTCAAGAAGGAGAAGACCGATTCCGACGCGCACTTCATCGCGCACGACATCACCCGCGACGTCATCGCCTGGATGATCGGGCTCAACTTCGGCGACCGCGTGCGGCCTCCGATGCTTCGCTTCATTACGGAGGAAACCGCCGAGCTCGAAGCGTTCGGCAACGGCGTGAAGGCGCTGAAGGAAGCTGGCTTGCGAATGCCTGCGAAGTGGGCGCGCGACAAGGCCGGCATCCCCGCACCTGCGGACGGCGAGGAGGTCATCGGCGAAATGCTCCCCGGCGACGCGGAGCCAGACTCGGGCACGGCGCCGACGACGGACCAGGAGCCCGACGCGGGCGACCACGCCCCCACGGAGTGACATGGCAGCAAAGAAGAAGCCCCGCTCGCGCGAACCGAAACGCGTGAAGGGCGAGCCGCGCGAACACCGCGCGCTGGATGCGCAGGCCCTCCGCGAGGAGATCCGCCGGCGCCGGGAGCAAGCACATGGAGCATGAGCTCGTTTCGCGTGGGCTCGCGTTCAAGAGCATCGACAAGGACGCCCGCCGCGTCGACTTCGTGGCGAGCACCGACGCGATCGACTCTTGGGGCGAGATCGTCGAGCAGGACTGGATCCTCGAGCGATTCAAGGCGAACCCGGTCATCCTCTTCGGTCACAACAGCCGCGAGCTCCCGGTCGGCAAGGCCACTCGCTGCGAGGTCGTGACCGAGAACGGTCGCGCGCAGCTCGAGTGCACGATCGAGTTCCTCAGCGAGAAGGCGAACCCGAAGGCCGAGCAGGTCTGGCAGTCGATCTGCGAAGGGGCGCTCCGAGCTGTGAGTGTCGGCTTCATGCCGGGCGACTACCGCTGGGAGAAGCGCAACGGCGTCGAGGTGTTCGTCCTGTCGAAGAACACGCTCCACGAGATCTCGGTGGTGCCGATTCCGGCGAACCCCGAAGCGCTCGCGAAGATGAAGGCCAAGGCGAAGGGCGCCGCGGCTCGTGCAACCCCAAAGGCCGAAGAGGCCAATCACGAGGATCGAATGGATCTCGCAGAGAAGCTCGCGAAGGCCGGGGCGGAGAAAGCCGTGGCCGACAAGCAGCTCGCCGAAGCGCAGAAGGAAGTCGCCGCCCTCAAGGCTGCGAACGGCGCGCTCGAGGCGAGCCTCAAGTCGACGACCGAGCAGCGCGACGCCGCCGTCGAGCGTGCGACGAAGGCCGAGGAAAAGGTCGTCGACCTGGAGGCGAAGGCCGAGGTCGACGCGCTGGTCGGCGTGAAGATCGCGCCTGCGGAACGCGAATCTTACGTCGAGCTGCGCAAAACCAGCCCGACGCTCTTCAAGAAGATGGTCGAGGGCAAGCCGGAGATGAAGCTCCTGCCCAAGTCGAAGACCGAGGAGAAGGCGGGCAAGGCCGCTCCCTCGGTCGCTGATGGTCTGGGCGCCGGTGATGCGCTCGCTGCCGCCGCGCTCGAAGGCGCGGAGGAGGTCTGAGAGATGGCAACGCGTGCACACAACCAGCAAGACAACGCGCTCATCCGCACGTACACGGTGGCGACGGCCGCGGCCGTCAAAGGCACCCCGTGCAAGTTCGGCGCGTCGGACGACACCATGACGTCTGCCGCCGCTGGTGAGCAGGCCCACGGCATCTACCTCGACGACGGTGCCATTGGCGCGGTCGTGCGCGTCGCCATGCTGGCGGGCGCGAGCATCATCCCCGTGAAGGTCGGCACGGCCGGCACCGCCACGCGCGGTGGCTACGCCGAAGTCGGCACCGCGGGCTTCACGAACCGGACGATCGGCGGCGGCTCCGTCGCGCGCCACATCTCCGGCATCTTCACCCAGTCGGGCGTGGCCGGCGACTTCGTCGGTCTCATCCCGCTCGCCCTTCCCGCCGTGAGCGCCTGAGGAGTCGACGATGAAACGCAACTATGTACAGGTGTTGAAGTCGATCATCCGCTCCAAGAGGTCGGAGGATCGCGCGCTGGTCAAGGCCGCGAACGAAGAGCTGCTCCGCCTCAAGGAGGTGGCCGGCCAGGTCCACAACAACGCCACGCTCGCCAACATGAGCGTGCAGTACAAGAACGACGCGTACATCGGTCTCGACCTGATGCCCGTCGTCGACGTCGCGAAGAAATCCGACGACTACTTCGTGTACAACAAGCGCGACCGGCTCGAGGGGCCTGACGACTTGATGACCAACCGGGCGCGACCGAACGAGGTCAGCGAGAACCGGAGCACGGCGTCGTACAGCCTCAAGGACTACGCGCTGAAGAACTACGTCGACAACGAGACGCTCCGGAACCAAGACGAGCCGCTCGACGAGAGCGTCGACCTCGTCGAGGCGATCAACGACGTCCTCGCGCTCAAGCGTGAGATCCGCATCGCATCCGTTCTCACCACTGGCGCGAACTTCGCCGGCAACACGGCGGCGCTTGCTGGCGTCGACCAATTCGACAACGCGTCGAACGTCTCCATCATCGCGAAGCTGCAGGAAGCCGTCGCAGCTCTGTGGACGGGGGCCGGGCCGAGCGACATCATCGGCTACTGCTCGCTCGACGTGTGGAACGCCATCGCGCGCAATGCCCAGATCCGCGGGCTCTTCAACTACGTGCAGGAGGGCCTCGCGACGACAGAGCAGGTGGCGCGGTACTTCGGCATGTCGCGCATCGTGGTCGGTGCAGCCCGCCGCGACACGGCCAACGACGGGCAGGCGGCGTCCTACTCCCGCATCTGGGGCAAGGTGTTCGGCGTGCTGCGCGTCGCGCGCAACCCGTCGCGCCGGAACGCCAGCTTCGGCTACACGTTCCGCCTCACGGGCGACCCGTCGACGGACATGTGGTTCGATCAGGGCATCGGCAAGAGCGGCGGCTGGTACGCGCGGGTCGGGTTCAGCGAGGACTACAAGATCGTCGCGCCCGACACAGGCTTCCTCTACACGGGAGCAATCGCGTGAGCCGGACGAAGGCGAAGTCGGCGGCGGATATGCCCGACGCCGACGCGCCGACGGAGACGCCCGCGGACGCGACAGGTCCGACCGACGACGGTTCCTCCGGCGCGCCTCAGGACGCCCCGCAGGACCCGCCCGCGGCCGGCGGCCTCGAGCCGCTCAAGGACGGGCCGGAGAGTGAGCTCCACGAGCCGCAGGAGGGCTCTGCGGCCATGTCCGGCGAACTCGTGGTCGGCGTGGTCTGGGAGCACGGCGAGATCCACGCTGACGGCCAGAAGTTCAAGCCCGGCGAACGAATCTCGCTCCCGCGCGCATACGCAGCAGCGGTTGGCCCAGCGTTCGTACCCGACAAGGAGTGATCCGTGCCGTACCTGGAGCAGGCCGACCTTGAGAACGCGCTCGGCGCGTCGATCGTCGCATCCATCTTCGATGATGACCACGACGGCGTCGCCGACGCGGAACCACTGGCGGCCTGCCTCCTGAACGGCGAGGTCGAGTGCGAGGCTTTCCTCTCCACCGTCTACGACGAAACGAAGCTCGAGGCCTGGCGGACCGAAACACCGCGGGCACTGAAGTTCGCTGCCGTGGACTTCGCTTGCGCTTATGCCGCTCGCCGTCGCCCGGACATTGTTCGGGCCATGGGCGAGGAGCCTTGGACCGCGTTTCGAAACGCAGCCGAGGCTAAGCTCACCGCCTTCATCAAGGCGCAGCGACGCATCGTGGAGGAGACACCGACCGCGATCGCAACGCCTGCGAACGTCGGTTCGACCGTGCGCGTCGGCGGCGCAGCAGTCTCGCCGGATTGCCCGGTTCGCGTCTTCGACAAGATGGGCGACTTCTCCTGATGTTCTCCATCGACGCATCCGCAACGCTCCGTGCGCTCAAGACCATCGAGCGGCGCATCCTCGACGTGCCGCGCGTGGCGCTCCA